TCTACTGTAGCTTCTTTTTTTTGTTTACAACTTGAACATCCCATAATTAAAACTTTTTGTCAAATATAATAACAAAAATATGAAAGTGTATTTATTTAACTCTCACCTTTATGTCTTTATTGGGATATTTTACTTCGTACATTGTATTTGGTTCTCCAAATAATGTGTATTCGTCTGATATGTCGATTTGTTTTTTTACGTCGTCTTTATACGCTTGTGACGTTTCATTTAATGAATACTGTCCACCTACTTTATTATAAACCCTCAAATCAATGACATTTAATACCCCACCAACATTATTTACCTTTTCAATCAATTGGGACATATAAATGTTTTTGCCCATCTCATGATTGGTTATATCCATATAATTTTTAATCTCATCTATAGCTTCAGATATTATCTCTGATTTGGAAACAGATTTATCAACAAACAAATCGACTTCGAATTCCAAATTTATAACCTTACCATCATCAATGGTGATATAATCGTTCATCATTCTAAAATCAGAAAGATAGTTAGATATGTTTTCTTTTAGTGTGGAATTGGATGAATTGTCTAATTTACTACTAGAGTCTAATCCTAATATATAAATTTTGATTTTATTTTGTTCTTCAGTAACACCACATCTGAAAGGTACACCGTATCTACCCGGCATCAGTCTTACCCTTGATTGATAGTCTTTTAGTGTTACACATCTATTCTGTGCCGAGAAATTATATTTAATAAGGTTTCTTAGTTCCTCAGTACTCAACTCCTCAGAACCACCCATTGCTGGTAAAATGTTATTTACCTTTAATGAAGATCTAACAGCTCCGTTTATTGTGTTGTCTTGTCCGTAAACTGAAATATTAGATTCGCCAACAGTTTTTATTATGTTTACACCGATGTTACTAGCTGCACCACCACCCACTCTGTATTTTATAAATAAGGTTGAGTTTGCCGGCAATGTCTCACCCAAAGACATATTATTCATCAATAATGTCATTGAATCAACTAATGTACTATCAGCGGCAAATGATTTAAGTGATGTGGCATCTTTCATGCCAGCACCGAATGTTAGTTTTATGAACCCTTGATCAGTATATTCTGTAGAAAACTTTTTACTAATATTTTCCCATTTGCCTGGTCTAACCTTACTTGTGTTAGTTATTCTGTTTGTATCTTCTACAAATATTTTATCTTGTGCTAAAGCATCTACCTCATGCCATACGTTATCATCATCTGTGAAACTGACACTTGAAGGGTTTGTTGTGTAGTTAGTACCATCTAAGGCTATTACACTATCTACTGATAACACGTTCTTTTCTGGTAATATAATATCTAAGAATGGTTTTGAATCTGAAGCGTTCACAACTTTCTTAAACACTTTTGAACTACCGTTCACCACTATTTCTTGTTTTGTGATGTTATAACTAGATATTGATCCGTCACTGTCTCTTACTGGTACAACTTTTCTGTTTGGGTTTCCTCCATTATTGAATGGTGATGAGAAATCTATGTCTTCAATATTTTCAAATATCTGTCCTCCACCACTTACTTTAGAACCTTTTCTTATAATTGGCGAATAATCAACATCAAAGGTATCACCATCTACAGGTAGGTTTACAATATATTCACAAATGGTAACACTAGGTCTCTTACCAGGAACTTTTAATCCAAATGTTCTTGCCAACGCCAATAATGATCGTCTCTCTTGTGCGAAGTCAATCATTGTCTCTTGAAACATTCTGTCTGTGTGATGTGATAACATATCACCAACAGCAGCGTTCATCTCCAATAACATCATACCGATGCTTGCATCGTTGAAGTCGGACATAGTATCTGGATAATACTGTTTGACATAGTTCACTAACTCTGTTCTAATGTCCTGAAAATTTCTTGCGTAATATTTAACCTTGTTTGCCATAACCTACCTTTTAAAATGTAACCATTACATAATCCGTTGATTTGAATATACCAGATGTTACTGAAAATTTGATATTAACTGCAACAACGTTTCTATTGGAGTCTTCAACTAAAAACTCCATATCATCTATTACTAAACCAGGAATGTATTTTTTAACACTTTCGTTTATTTCTCTTTTTATTTCACCATGACTAATCGCATCATTCTGTTCAAAAACGTACTGATATAGATTTGTACCGAAATCCGGCATATATAACCTATCACCTTTATTTGTTAAAAGTAAATGTAATAAATCAGACTTTATTGCCTCTTTAGTAGTTTTGTTCAGTTGTAGGTAATGCCCTTCATTGCTCTTCTGAAAGGGAAACCTAATGTTTATGTGTTTCTTATCGATAGCCATATATTCATAAATATCAATGTAATAAAAATCAAATAAAGATTTTAAGTTAAATTTATTTGATAATGTCAATTATTTTTTGTATATTTGTAGATATGCGAGCTTATAATGTAAACATAAAGGGATTCCATAAGTATTATTTTGAAAGGGACATCGTTGTTAGAGCGGTTAGTGAAGGTACTGCAATAAATCGAGCTCTTAAAGAATTCTGGAAAGACCCAGCAAACAAGAAAAGAAAAAGAAACACAAAATATCTTAAAATACATATAGATTTATGAGTAGGATAAACACAACATCAAAAGGTATTCGTTATATTAAATTAAAAGATATTGTAAAAGGATACACAAATTTTACAGAAACCAACCATAAAGAAAGAGCTGATTGTGTGGTAAACGCATTTGCTGCCGTAACAGATACCGCTTATTCAGAAGCACATAAATTTTGTAGTTATGTGTTAGAAAGAAAGAATAAACGTGGTGTTCATCATTTCCGTAAAAAAATGGGTATTATTGATACCATATATGATTGTAACAGAATATTAAAAAAGAAATATAGAAATATTACAAACCACACCGGATTTAAAATAGGTGATAAGTTCTTCGATCCAAAAAAGATTCCTTTAGTAACGAGGTATGGTAAAACCCGCGCATCACAAATGACGGTGGGCACATTCGTTAAACACTATCCAAAAGGAAAATATATTATATCAATTAGAGGACATGCCTTTGCAATCATAAACGGTGTTATCATAGGAAACAAAAGTGATTCTCGCGATATCAAATGTAGAGTAGAAAACGCCTACGAGTTCTATTAGTAGGCATAAAAAAAGCCCAAACTATTATGTAAGGGCTTTCTCTTTTTAATCAAAAACATTATGTAATTTCACAAGCTCCACCAGCACAAGCCGCTTCACCTTTTAAATCAGTGTTGTCTTCCAACTCTACTATCTTAGATAAGTCAACACCACTAAGTGATTTCATCATCTCTTCATATACCGCTTTAGTACAATCCTCAAAAGGTGCTTGCGTGTAAGCTCCTCCATCAAATGGTAATACAGATAAACCATTATAGTGTTCTCTATTATTCCACATCCATTCCCCAACTAAATCCCATTCATTTTCTTTGATTGAAATTGTTGCAGAAACATTATGAGAGTTATTGCCACTTCTGTGTCCCGGTTTAACCCAGTTCTCAGTAACAGTCTTTATCCTGTCTAATAATTGAAATACTGATTCTCTTCTTGTTATAGCACCTTTAGGTGACTTCTGCGGTACTGATATAACAGCAGTATCGTGAGGTCTAAAATATTCGTCCTCAACAAGTTCTGGATGATGTATTTGAAGGTAGGTATATATAGATTCGTTCTTACCTACTCTGATACGTCTGATATAATAAAGTCCATGCCAAGCATGAATACCACTTGATGTTCCCAACACTAATGATGTTGTACCCGCAGGTTTAACTGTGGTACATCTAGCAGCAGGATTTATTTTAAGAAGTTTTGCAACTTTTTTGTTTTCATCTTTAACAATACTAGATGCTTCAGTCATGTTATAACCCAAAACTCTACCACTTGCAATACCGGTGAACGATACTCCGATAAGAGCTTCCTTCTCAGTTGTCTCTTTCCATATTGGTCTTAGATAATGGAAGTCCGTATAACCTGCTTGCAATGTTCCAATGAACGCTGCCGCCCTTACTCTTTCATTTAAATCTTCTTGCGACTCAATATCTGAAACGTTTACCTCTGTTAGATTACAAAATTGATTTGGTCTTAGTGCGATTTCGCAATTATGTACGAATACCCCAGAACTATTTATAAAATTATCATCAGTACTTGATGTTATGATGGCAAAATTATGAGTACCCTCAACTGTCATATCATATACATCTTCTTTTTCTGTTAAAAATTCTACACTAACAACTTTATGGTTAGCCATGTCACATAAATTATCTTGTAATTGAGAAATGGTTTTTACGTTCATATCGTTTAACCTTCCTTTGGATAGAAATTTAACGCTGCATGTCTCTAAAATTTCTTTCTGTGTTAGTCTTTTGGACTTTTGAACTCTTTTATTTCTCAACCTAATTAACATTTCATCTGAAGTTATCCCGTTAGAATTTGTATTATTAACTCCATATTGTCTGTTTGATTGTTTTTCTTTCCAAGAATCTAAGTCCATAATTTTAAAGTAAGAATTATTATCTCCAAGCATATGTGCTCTGTTATGTTCTTTGGCGTCCATAACATCAAGATTTTCAGGTAGATCATTTAAACCATTACCATCTATATGATGTATGTGTTGTTTATTATAACCTTCCTTTATAATATCATAATATTGTGCAACATGAGAATATTGGGCTAAATCTCTACCTGTGTTAGACCCTATCATTCTATAATTTCTATCTAGTCTTTTAAAAGAATTAAAAGGCATTAAACTAATTCCTGTGATTAAATCTTTAGCTTCAACATAGTTACAATCTCTTAACATAATTCTATGATCAGGAGTACATCTAAAACTAGACCCATCATCTAATGTTACTTTAACCAAGTCCGCATTCTTTTTGCTAACCCATACATTAGAACAATAAGATGTTACCACTTGTCCGTTTTGAGTTTGTATTGAGTAAACCGGTCCCTTGTAATTCTCTTTCTCTAACTGAGCAATGCTTACCGCATTTCTTCCATCTGCTGTTGCAACCAAAGTATCACCAACAAAGCAGCAAGGATTCGTGCCGTAATCTTTATCATTTGTTAAATAAATACCAGGTTCTCCAGATCCACTAGCTTCAATTCTAGACCATAGCTCACTGAAAAACTCTTTTGTTACTCTATGTCTTAGTAGTACCGCTGAGTTGTTTGCACGTCCTCTTTGTGAGTTTTGTTCCCACCAATTACCAGTCTTAGCTGCAATCATTTCTCTATCGTCCGCCGAAAATAATGATATAAGAGCCGCTCTTCTGATACCACCAGCCAATACCGCATCGGCAATATGACAGACAACATCGTGAACATGAATTGGTTCTAACTTCTCTCCATCTTCAAAATCATCTAAGACACCTCTGATTTTTGTTAGACACTCCCTTAAAGGAACTGGTCCCGGTGCTTTACCACCTGATGTAACAAGTCTTGCACCTTTGGCTCTGATATCGCTGAAGTCAAATCTAATCTGTGGTCCACCAAAGAAATAAGATTTTATCAATGCTTTAACAGCATCAGCCCACCCTTCAATGGAATCACCAATTAAAAATCTTTGTTCTTTAACAATGTGTGGTCTCCTAATCTCAGGTAGTTGATCAATATGATGTTTTTGTACAGAATATCCAACTCCTGTACCACCTAACAATAAAAACATAACTTCGTGAAATGCCTCCCAACTATCTAATGGAACATATGCACAATTATAAACTCTGTTTGGTGATATTTGTATTGATTTGCCGGCAAACTGCATACTTCTCATTGAAGGTAATACTTTTTTGTTGAGGACTTGTTCATACGCCTTATTTATTTCATCCTTTAGTTCAGGATAACGATTAGTGTGCATCTCTTTATTTCTGTTTACTAATTCTTCCCATGTCTCTCTCCTGTGTTTTTCGGGGAGATACTTAGCATACTTCATATGCACTGTAATATCTGATAAAATTGAATTTGATAGTTCCATAAAACTTGTTTGTTTAAAAAAATTATTATTAGTTTTTTGATTTGGCAGCCTCAATAGCTCTGGTAACCTGAGCCGATCTTTCCTTCTCTTTTTCGTGTCTGTGTTCTAACAATGTCATCCCTCCAGTCTCCTCAGTATTTATATATACACGTCCATTGTCAAAAGCCACATCTTGGAAAATAATTCCGTCTTTTCCGAATCGGGATTTTAAAATTGATATCGTTGCAAGTCCGTCTTCTCTTTGATCCATTGTCTTGCCGACGGACATAATGAAGTGTCCAATCTGCCCCTTTTTGATTGAGCCACCCATTTGTGACCCACCAATAACTTCTTGATCGATTGCTGATCTATTACCTTGAACAAATGTCCAACCAACAACATCCAACTCAGATATCATTGTTTCAAACTGTCTCATTATTTTTCCTTCACCTGACCATTCTTCTCTTCCAGGCTCCGTACTACATACACAGTCTATGTAATCCAATAATATAATATCTGGCTTCATACCATCGCTGATAAGACTCCTAAGATATTGTTTGATGTGTGGCATGGTTGTCCCATCTGAAGGAAACTTCTTTAGTTTGAGATTGCCCTTACCTTCTTTCTGCACTTTAGCAACGGTATGTTCGATGAATTCTTTGTTTTCCACCAATTTGTTTAATTCAATTCCTGTCCAACAAGCCAAATGTTTTCTTTGAATAACTTTGGGGTTGTCCTCAAAAAATATCTGAACTACGTTATATCCCGCATTGAAAGCGGAATTGGCAAACTTTGTTGCTAATGTGGTTTTACCAACACCGTATGAAGAAAGTACTACACCTAACTCACCTTTGGATAAACCCCCACCCATTAAACTATCGATACCATCAATACCTGTAGGAACTGGACTTCTAAAGTCGTCGGATAATACATCACCCAATGAATCAAAAACATCAATGGTGTCATCAGCACCATCACCAACAGCAAGAGCTTTCTTTAATAAGTCTTCACAGTCGTCATATCTTTCGAAGTCACCACTGTTTAATATTTTACTGATTTCTGTGTTGGCTTTCTTTAACTCTTGTTGTTTGCAAAACTTTAATGATTTCTCTTGAATAAAAATGGAATCTCTCAAATCAACGGCTTTAACCTCTTTGATAACATCCAAAACATATTCAACTGTGACCTCTCTCTTTATATCAGTTTTGATTATCATTTCCAATGTGTCATAATTGGGAACAGTATCATATTTTTCGTGATAATCTTTTAGCTTACTAACAATCAATCGCATGTATTCGTCATCGAAATACTTCGGCTCCATTATATCTATAATCTTGCCGGCAAACTTATGATCCGTCATTATTTGGCTAATCAGTTTTATCTGAAATGTCTGTCCTAGATAACCTAAATAAACATCTTCTTTACTCATATATATAACTTCTTTTTGGGTTTAAAAATAAATATCATCAAAGTGTCTGGTCGAGATACTTTGTCTCATATTTTTTTTGACTTAATGTCTTTTGTATCTCTCTAATAATTTTAGGTATACTTTTTCTAATGTCAACAGTATATCTAACCTTTGGTGGGTAAAAATTTCCACTGAATGGTTTATACGCAACGGACTTCTTATCTATCTTTATTTCAAAAGCAAAGATGTCTTCATTCTCAAATACATCCTTAACTTGTATCTCTTCAGGTTTTTGAAACACGTATGGGTTATGATACCCCCAAAGGTAATCTTCAGCCTTCTCTCTTAGATCTACTTCTATCATATAAACACAATAATCGGCAAGTTCTTTCATATCCAAAGAACGAATGGATCTTGTATTGAAATTGAAAATATTAAAGTACCTTTGACATATAATATTTCCATTTATGTAAAGGATGAATTCGAATCTCTCTTCTCTTACTTTCTTCATAATTAAATTTTTAAGATTTTAAATATAATTTTTTTTCTTTTTTAATGATGTTTTGGAATGGCATTAAATAGTTTAAATACCCATCGTAACCTCCAGGTATCGCCTCTATAATACCATCCTCAGACATCATATGTAAAAGGTTTTTATTTGTTCTACCATCAGGATCTATATGTGCATCAAATAAATGATCAAGACCGTCTTTACACCCTTCCGTAATCATAGGACTGGATAAATCCATTATCTCTCTGTTTATCTCATACAATCTTTTCCCTTGAGAACCCGATGTAACACCGTTTATGATATTGTCCAAAGCCACCAATCTCTTCTTTCGCTGAGACTGTATGTCTTCCAGTTTCACAAATATTTCTTCCAATGTAACCTTTTGAGTTACAACCTCTGGAATATGTTTGATAATGGTTTTGGCTTTAACTCCTTTAACACCCTTTATATTATCACTAGTATCACCTTGTAGAATTTTCATCAACAATGCGTTTTCATGATGGAAACCGAAAAATTTGTTAAAGTTATCTGGTGTTATCCTCGTCTTCTTATCTTGAAAGAAAACGCTAACGTTTTCATTTATCAGTTGACACATATCTCTGTCGTTAGTTATAATAACCACTTTTTCGTTTGGTTTTATGTTTTGGCAATAATAACCAATACAATCATCACTCTCAACAACAGGATCTTGATATTGTCTGATAAACAACTCTTCAAGATAAAGTTTTACTCTTTCTTTCTGTAATAATAAATCTACGTCTTGAGGTACACTTCCATTCTCATAGTCCTTACCTCTGTTTGCTTTGTATTCCGGTAATTTCTTATAACGTAACTTACCGCTAAACTCACCATCCCAAAAGACATATACCTTATCAACAATATTCTCATTGATAACCTTTCTTAGTGTAGTAACGAATTGATACAACCCACCGATGTGAGTCCCATTGTAATACATGTTCTTCGCACCGTAATAAGATGTTTTTAAAATTGCGTCCCCGTCAACTAATAATGTATTTGTAACTTTGTTTCTTGGTGGTCTTCTCACAGACTCATATTAAAGTGGTAAAAAAAAATAAAACTAAAAATCATCAGATGTTTCAATGATAGAACTAACTACCTCGTCATCTCCCAATACAATATCACCTTTTGCTTCTGCACCAAATGATTCAAAAACTTTGAACCAATAGTCAGCGTGCTCGGCTTTGTACTTTTTAATCTCCCCATCTGATGCCTCCAAAAACCCATGAGGGGTGGCAATAATCCGTCCATCGGAAAATCCCAAGCCATTCATATGGTTCTTGTAAATGCCTACCTTCGTTCTCATAGCGAAATTCACCTTCCTATTGTTTTTAGTAGCAGGAATTCGTGAAACCCCAGCACTAGCTTCGTTCCCAAAAAGGAAAACCAACGAAGATGATAGAAATATACTATTACCCCCTTTTGGTTTTATTCTCGGTACTGCTCCGTAACCAATAGGTATTTCTACCCAAGGTTGGTTTACGAAGATAGCAGTGTTGGTGTATTGTGATGTCTCCTTACGGGAAGACGTTATCCTCTGTGCTAATCCCATTCCCCATTTTTCTGATATAACTCTAGCGGTATGTTGGTTTCCACCTTTACCGTTAAAACTCATCTCACAAGGAATTGAACCAATAGAGTCTACACAAAACACCAAATCGTATGGTAGGTTACCGGCAGCTTGTTCGTCCAACATTGAATTCATATAATCAAACACTTGTTCAACATATTCAAAACCAAGCTTATCAATAAACAAACCATCCCAATAAACTTCTCCCGTCTCTTCATCAACTTTCTTCTCACATTCCAAACCCAATAGTTTAGCATGTTCAAAACTCCATTTCTGTTCAGTGATGATAAAAACAGGTAGTTTACCTTTCTTCTGAGCGACAGCACCTGCTTGAATAAGAGCCGTTGTCTTTCCAGTATCAGAATGTCCCAATAACATATTCACATGACCTTCAGCAGGTCCTGGAATTCCACATGCTTTTTGAAACGCCTCACCAAGATCAAAATACGCATCTTCCTTGTATTTAACTCTTGTTGAGAACTTCTTCTTGATATCCTGAAAAGATGTATTACTCTTTTTTAAGGGTGCTTTCCGTTTCGCCATGACCTATTAAATTAAAATGGTAATTCATCATCGTCTTCAGTAACTTTAACGTCAGCCTTTGTAGGAACGTTGGTGCTTGCATCAGTAGTCCTGAATTCAGTTTCCAATTCATCGTTCTGTTTGGCAGTTAAAGCCTCTTCCGTTGTGAAACCTTTGTTCTCTTTGTCCCACACTGGTGTCTCTTGACGAGCAACAATTTCCAAATATTCAATTGGTTGAGCTCTGTAAACATCTTTGTAAGTTTCAGTGTTATTTAACCAAGTCTCAGCCTTAGTCTTTTCACTTGTCAACAATTCCTTATCCCCAGGTATAATAGCGGTTATAATGCTATATCCTTTGTCGCTTCTGGACAACATTAAACTAACGTCTCTTCCTTCACGTGGATCAGTAATGTCTCCAAACTTTTTGAATAACGCAATAAGTTTGTCAAATACACCTTCACCTTTATAGTTATGTCTGAATCTCCAGAATTTTACTCCCTCATCTTCAGCATCCCTATCAATGACTTTAAGAACGTACCATTTACGTGGTCGATAGACACGAGCCAACTTTCGATCGTCTTCTCTGCCTGTCAACAACAAAGCTTGTTCAGCTTCGTGTAATGGACAACTCTCACCGTCATTTAATTTTCTTGAGTACAACTTTCTCCATTGTCCTCCTACTTGCATTTCATGCCAATACGCTTCAACGAAAGGACTACCATCTTTGGCAGGTAATATTCTACAGGTTTTCTCCCCTGTCTTCTCTCCTTTTCTCAGCTTATCAGAAAAATACTTTGTTAAATCTACGCCACCACCACTAGATCTAGATGGTGAATCACTACTTTTGTTTTGCTCATACTGATTTAAAATGGCATCTAATACATTTTTACTCATAATCAACTTCTTTTAATAATTAAAAAATAATAACAATACAAATATAATAAAAAAGTACCAAAAAGTAAACCCCCTAAGAGGTCTTTTTTGATACTTAAATGTATTAAATATATTTTATATTGTCAACTAATGCGAAGTATGCTAACCTTAAAAATGTCTAATGGGATTTGCGAAATCACCTTCATATGCTTCAACTTCCCATACCCTATATTCTTTCTTTTCAAATCTATTGTCACCCAATTCCATTGTTATCCATTTAGACGACGAATCTCCAGCAAAATATTCTTCTTCGTCATAACTTCGTAATGTCACAGTTTCTTGACCAACTATCATGATTCTATATTTTATTTCTTCACCATTATATTTAACAAAAACTGTGTCACCTCTGCTCATGGGCCAATCTTTCGGATGATCTTCAGGTTTAAATCTTTTCCCTGTACGTCTTTCTATTTCTTTGGTCATAGTACGTAAAGCCTTATTCATGACGATTCTAATATCATCCCATTTTTGAATTGCTTCGTCGTTACTAAGACTGTCATCATTTAAAACCAACTCTCTATAAAATCCTTTCGGATTTGATTGTATCAATTTAAATTTGATTTTATTTGCCTCATCTTTCAACTGATCTGTACTTCGTACCGATAGTGATTTTATCATTTTATCGTTTAAATCAAATTCTTTTAAAACTTTTGTTTCTGAAATTCCCATTAGGGATTTCATTCTATTTACTTGTTCGTTTAAATTTTTCATAATAACTAAATTTTTTCTTCTGTTGTTGTACTCGGTATAATAACTGCCCATTGTCCGTTCCATTCACTTGCTCTTGGAACATCACCACTACCAGGCCATGATGATAATAAAGAATATACTGTTCCGTTTGGAATGTCGTCAGCAACTTCCGCCTTTAATGGTTCTGGTACATATTGTAAATCAGTTGTTGGTCTAATAACCAAAGTGATAACATTTGTTTCAAAATTTTCTTTTGGTTCACTTGTTTCAATCGCTGGGACTTCAACATTGTTTGGACCTTCTTGTTTTGTAGCTGTTGTTTCATTTGCCCCTTCTAAGTTCGAAGCGTCCTCCATTCGTAATACTAAATCATAACCAGTTACAGAATCTGTTTGAGTTGTATATAATGCTTGTTCTGGATTTACCTCAGTGTTTTCAACTGCCGATTTAATCTGTGGAATAACGTTTTGCCAATTATCTAAAAATACAGAACCTTTTCCGAATCCTGTATGTGAGTCTTTAATGTGTCCTTTTACCCAAGCCGCAACAATTACTTTAACACCATTTATAGTTTCACAAATTTCATCATCTAAACTTGGTTCTATAATCTCTTCAGATTCTGAAATTCCCATTAGGGATTTCATTCTATTTACTTGTTCGTTTAAATTTTTCATATCTACGCTGTTGGGAATACTGATGAGTTGTTCTCATCATCATCAAAACTTTTTGCGATGTTTACCTCATCATAATCGGCTTTAACATCATCCATTGTAAGAGTAAGTTCTGGTTCTTCCACTTCTACATCCGTATCTAACATTCCTTTGTCTGACCAAAAGTCAGTGAGTTTAACATTATAAGGGTAAGAATCCAAACTTCTTAATTCCAACTTCTCTATTGGTGTTGGGTTTCTTTGTTTTATCTCATCTTCCAATGAGGTAATCTTTGAAATGACTTGATCCATACCACCTACTTTGCTTTCCAAATCAGATAGTTTTCCCATTAGGTCTTCCATCTTGTTTACAACCTCTTCTTTCGCTTCTTCAGCGGTGTCAACCAATGCCGTAACATCAACCTCAATTTCATCACCAGCAGGTTCCGCCATCGCCATTGGATCCTCAATTGGTTCTTCAATAGGTAGTTCTTCTTCAGCACCAACATCTGCCATTGGTTCTTCAATAGGGAATTCTTCCTCACCACCAGCATCAGCCATTGGATCTTCCATTGGTGATTCTTCACCACCTGGTAACTCTCCCAAATCCTCAACAGGCTCTTCAGGTAATTCTTCTTCTTGTTCTTCAAGTTCTATACCTTCAACGACCTCATCTTCAGCCATTGGCACATAAAACTCATATTCCATAAGCATCTTATGACGCTTTAGGGTTTCTTCTAGTAAACTCTTTTTTTCCATTATATTAAAAGTTGTCTTCCGTCTTGGGTTATTAGTTTTTTATTCACCCTTTCGATTAGCTCTCCATTCTCACGAATCTCACACTCCTCTCCTTCGCAATCGCAAGTGATATCTGATTCTGTTGTTGTGGCTTTCAAAAACGTATCTAACGTATTTTTTAAGTCCTTGTTATCCTCTTTGTTATCCATAGTGATACTTTCTTTATAAATATAATGATTTTTAGGAAATTCTTTTGATTTCGTATTCTTTTAAGTTACCTCCAACGATTAAAACCATTTTATCTTGATATTTGTCCCAATCTATTGAATATGATTTATAATTTACGTTACCAGGTGTTAAATTAAAGTCTCTTTCGATAATTTTATTTAATGCGTTTATTGTATATAAACAATTTCCCCTCTTGTGTATTCTTATTGTTGTTGGTAAGTCCCTTCTGAAATCTATTCGTTTGCCATCTCTCAGTACTAATCTGAAAGTAACAATAATCTTTAATGGTTCGTCTATGTTTCCAAACACCATTACCTTATCCCTGTCGATTCCAAACTTCTTTTTTAAGTAATCTAAGTAAATGTCTAATCTTTCAGGAAATATGAATGATGCAAGAATAAGTGTGTTATGCATTCATGTGTGTGTTAAATATAGGCTTAAATTTGTTATACCTTTTGTTATTTAATTTAGGAAGCCCTCCTATCTTAAATATCTCAGAATAGTATAAAAATTTGTATTTACTGCCCTTTAACTTAGACATGACTTTGGAATTGTCGATTCCGACGTAGTAGAGTTGATTTAAATCAACGCCAATAATAATATTATGAAAATAAATATATAACATTTGTGTGGGGGAAATGGTAAAATACCCTTCATTTTTGAAAATCTCTCTCAAAATCTTCATTGTCTTCTTCCTCGAATCACAAATTAAATCCATAAAAACATATGAAAATCTTTCACAGTATCTACCTACACAGTAC